GGATTTAAAAAAGCTAAAAGTGAAGATTTTGATCCTGTTATTGTTGAATTGTTAATTTTAGAAGATGCAAAACGTAGCAGTGCAACAACAAGAAAATGTCGTTGTTCAAAAACTAAAGTATTATCTATAACTTCTTTAGATGAAAAAGAAAATTATAATAAGGCAATGTCAAATTATGCTATTAACTTCATATATGAAGTAGGGAAAATTGTTGAAGTTGATGATTTTGATGAAAATAGATGGAATGAATGTTCTGCTGGGATTCATTTTTTCATAACAAGACAAGAAGCAGTAGATTATTAGAGGTATTAATATCAAAGAAAGAGAGATAGAAGAACTCTTAAAAGAGAATAAACAATTAAGAAACAGTGTTACTCGTTACAAAAATAAATATAACGAGTTAAAAGGTACTATTGAGAATGATAAGAGTTATAGAGAGTTAGCTATACGTTTAAAGAGTGAAAGAGATACATATAAGAAGTTGTATCTAAATGAGAAAAGGAAGTGATGTGATGAACTGGTTAGAAGAAAATATTAATTCTATTGTTTTAGGCGATTCATATGAACTAATTAAGAAAATACCTGATAAAAGCATTGATTGCATTTATACAGATATTCCTTATTTTTATGTTCAAGGTGGTGTTGGGAATAGTGATCTTGGTAAACGCATGGAAAAGAAGAAAATGGAACTCAAACAATATAATTTAGAACAGGGCATACGATATGATATTTTAAATGAATTCATAAGAATAATGAAACATATAAATTGTTTTATTTGGTGCAGTCGCCTGCAGATAATAGATATATTAGAATTTTTTAAGCAATATAATTGTAATTATGACATTTTAGTTTGGTGTAAAACCAATCCAAGTCCTAGTACTAATAACACATGGTTGAGCGATATTGAATATTGTCTTTATTTTAGAGAAAAAGGAAAAGTTAAACTTAACAAAGGATATGAGCTAAAGAGTAAGTATTATATTTCATCCACAAACAAAAGCGATAAAGATTTATATAAACACCCCACTATTAAACCGCTAGATTTAGTTAAACGTCATATTTTACATACTACACAAGAAAATGATATTATCTTTGATCCATTTTCTGGAAGTGGAACAACGTGTGTAGTCTGTAAAGAAGAGAATAGAAACTTTATAGGAATAGAAATAGAAAAAGAATTTCATAAAATATCAGTGGATCGATTGAATGGAATAAATGCTGAGGGACAAACATCAATATTTACAGATTTTGAAAATTTATAGGAGGTATATATGAAAGTATACATAGCAGGAAGTATAACACATAATCAAAATTACAAAGAACAATTTAAAAAAGCAGAGGAACTTTTAATGTCGTATGGGTATGCAGTTATCAACCCAGTTAAGAATTTAGGATTTAATTATAAAGACTATATAGATATGGGGTTGTGTGAGTTAATGAAGTGTGATGCAATTTATATGTTAAAAGGATATGAAACCAGCAAGGGAGCATTATTAGAATTACAATATGCCAGAACACTTGAATTGGAAATTATAATGCAATGACAACACAAGAAAAGTTAAAAGAAGTAGAGAAAAGAATAAAAAACTCTACTTCTTATAAAAACAAAAGAGATTTATTGAAGCATTAAAAATAGATGGTGAAGTTACTGTTAAAGCACTTGAAGAATATTTCACATTAAGTAAAAACACAATTAAAAATCGTGTAAAAGAACATCCTAATTTTGATATTGAAAATGGTATTGTAATCAAAAAAACAGGGTGTCAAAAAACAGAAAATTGACACTGACAGTATCAGTCAATAAACATGTTATCTGACTGACTGACAGGTGTCAGTGAGAGTGTCAGTGAATATATATAATATATTAGGCTGACTGACTGACACCCTGAATATCACTCGTGTATGTCATTGCGGGGTAAGTAGTCGTGCGTAAGTGCAGCACGACGACTCCTAACCCGCTAACAATGACGAGCAGGAAAATGACAGGAGGAAAGTTGAATGAAAAAAAAACAGAGCAAGAAAATACAATAAAACTGAAGTCAGGTTTTTAAACGCAGCAAGAAAGATGCCACCGTTGTTTAATGTGATTCCTGGTGAAGAGTTTGATATAGATAAAAGTGAAGTAGCAAACTGGCTTATTCAGTTGCCTGAAGCTAAAGAAGTAATTCTTTCTTTGGCATGTAGAGTAAGAAAGGAAGAGCTATTAGCAGTACAAAAAAATAGTGACACTGGCAAATGGCAAGGTGTCGATTATAAAGAACCTATTCATGATGGAAGATTTAGCAATTGTGAAGTGTGTGATGATTATACTTGTGAAGATGGATATTGTTCATGGGATATATGATTGAATTTTTTATGCCAATGAAACCGCCAACAGTTACAGCACAGCAGCATAAGACTTCAAATGGTAAATTCTATGATCCAACAGAACTGTTGGCAGCTAAAGCTAAGTTAAGAGATAATCTCATACCTCATAGACCTGATAAACCATTTGATGGACCATTAAGGCTTGTTGTCAAGTGGTGTTTTCCAATCACTGGCAAGCATCAAGATGGAGAATATAAATATACTAAGCCTGATACAGATAATCTTAACAAGGCTCTAAAGGACATAATGGAGGATTTAGGATTTTATGTGAATGATTCAAGAGTGGCCAGTGAAATCATAGAAAAGTTTTGGGCAGAGATACCAGGTATCTACATCCGATTAGAAAAACTATGAAAAATTACATACAGATAAAAATAGAATGTTTCAAGCATACAGAGATGCTAGAAATTTATGAAAGAAAATACAAGCAGGAATATCAACTGATAGGTTACAGTCATGATTCTATAAAAAGGATTGGGATTCTTGTGTTGTATCCAAGGAGGAAAGACTAATGAAAAATAAATTAAATGATTTGAACAATCATTTGTTTGAACAGATGGAAAGATTAAATGATGAGGATTTGAGTTCTGAAGAACTGGAAAGAGAAATCAAGAGAGCAAAAGCTATGTCTTCAATAGCTTCAAATATTGTTTCTAATGCAGCACTTGCTTTGGAGGCACAACAATACATAGATGAGTATTCTGGACATGTAAGAGTACCTGAAATGATTAAGATTGAGGAAAAGAAATGAATCAAAGATACAGGTATTCACAAGAACAGATTCAATTCTTAAGAGATAATGTCAAGGGAATAAGTCTAAAACAGCTTACTGAGAGGTTTAATAAATGCTTTGGTACAAATCTATCAGAACATGCAATAGCAATGCAGAAGTCAAAATATGGATTGAAAAGCGGTATTGTAGGTGGACTATTTGAAAAAGGATCAATACCTCATAACAAAGGTAAGAAGATGCCTAGGGAACAATATTCAGCTTGTAGCAAGACAATGTTCAAACCAGGAAACAAACCAAAAAACACTGATCCTGTTGGAACTGAAAAATTGTTATCTGATGGCTATGTATGGGTAAAGATTGATGATAAACCAAAGGTACCTAAAAAGGAAAACTGGAAACAAAAACATAAGCTATTATGGGAACAGGAATATGGACCTGTTCCTGAAAATAGTGTAGTGATATTCAAGGATGGCGATCCTACACATATTGAATTGGATAACTTGGAATGTGTAACAAGATCACAATTGTTGATTATCAATAAGAAGAAACTTATTCATAGCGATAAGCAAATAAGTGAAACAGGCATAGCAGTAGCGAAATTGATTGATATTGTGAACAAGAAGAAAACGTTAAGAAAAGTTAAGATTTTATAGGTAGGAAAGAAAATGGGGATTTGGATTAGAAGTCAAGATAAAAAAAGATTAGTAAATTGTAATTCATTTTTTTATAGCGATCGCTTGGCACTAGAAGAAGGTCACTTTATTGCTTCTTATGAAAAATATTTAGTAAATTTAGGGCAGTATTCGAGTAAAAACAAAGCATTGAAAGTGTTGGATATGATACAAAAAGAGCTAAATGAAGAGATTGAAATGAATTTGGAAGTATTTCAAATGCCACAAGATGATGAGGTGTAGTTGATGAATAAAAATCACAAAAACTATTTATTTAAGAAAATACTTTAAAATCCTTACTACAAAAGGGTTTTAAGAGATTTAGATGTTGCAACATAATATAGAGGTTATGTTGCATATGAGGAGGAACAGAAAATGGAAGATAAATTATTAGAAATTCAAGTTTGCGAAAATTATACACGTGATGTATTTATAACTATTAAAGTTAATAAAGAAAATGCAAAAGAATTAAGTGAAATTTTGAATGAATTTAAGATTAAAAAAACAAAAGGAAATATTAGATAAAAATAGGAGGAAAGAAAAATGTTAAGTATTATTTTATTTATTGTGAAGGCTTTATTAGTATTAGGTGGAATTGGTTGTATTGTAGGAGCGTTTTATGATTTTAAAATATTTGAATTGAAAAATAAACCAAGCAAGTTATTATATGCTGGAATTTTATGTATATTTATTTTTGTTAGTTCAATGTGTATTGATTTTGTACCAGCTAATAATGTAGGAGTAAAGTGGTCTATGATTGGAGGTACAAGTAACAAAACATTAAATGAAGGAATTGTTTTAAAAACACCGATGGATAAGATTTATACAATTCCCACAACAGTACAGGAACGAACAATGAAAGATGTTACAGTACAAACAAAGGATGCACAATTCTTGACAATGGAAGTCAATGTTAAATTCAGTGTTAATAAAGAGAATGCATTCAATGTTTATAAACGTTATGAAAACATTGACAACTTAAAACAAAATATCATAAGTAACTATTCACAAAAAGCTATTGAGAAAATTGTTACTAAATATAATGTTATTGATGTCTTAGGAGAAAAAAAGAATGATATTTATAACCTTGCTACAGAAGAGTTAAAAAACAAACTGTCTGCTGAAGGCGTTAATCTTGTAGAATTAACTATAAAAGATATGGATGCTGGCGATGAAATTGAAAAAGCAATCAAAGCTGAAGCGGTTGCAAAGAAAGCAGTAGAAACTGCTAAACAGAATAAAGAAAAAGCAAAAACAGAAGCAGAAACTAAATTAATTCAAGCACAAGGAGAAGCAAAAGCAAACGCAGTTAAAACAAAGGCTTTGACTGATAAAGTGTTGTTAGAACAATGGATTGAAAAGTGGAATGGTATCTTACCAATTGTTAGTGGATCGGATAGTAATATGATTGATATTAGCGAGTTGCTAAAGAACAGTAAATAATTAGGCAAAGTGATTAAGATATATTTTTAAAGCAATAATAATTATTATAGTGATATTGATAATTATTATATTGGAGTGAAAATAAATGAACAAATTAGATAAAATTGACATTGATATTTTAAGAGATTTGGTTCGTAGAGAACTTGAAGGATTAAAAAATGACAAAGGGTCAATAGGACGTGAACAGTATGAGTTTCATTTAAAAAGAGTATATCAAAATTTGGGAGATATGATGAATGAAAAAAGATAAAGAGGAAGATATAAAACATATTATTAGAAAAATTTGTGATTGTTCTTATTATAATAAAAAGATTATACATATAAATAATGAGCTTGAAGAAATTAGAAATAAATTGATAGGTGTATCTTCTTTAAATAGTAAAGAGTATTATATAGAAAATAAAAAACCATTCACACATCAAAGAAATATAGAATTAATATATAAAGAACAGGAATTAATTGAAAAAAGAGAAAGATATTCTAATAATATACTAAAACTTGAAAATTTAATTGAAAGTTTAAGTGATGAAGTAAAAGAATATATTATATTATTATATATTCTTCCAAACAAACATAGTGATGTTGCAAAAGAAAAAAATTTTTCAAGACAAGCACTTTATAAAAAAATAAATAAAGAAATATCTAAATTTATATAAAGAGTTACACTGTAACCGTATTTTATGTGTTATTATGGTAATGTGGAAAATGACAAGTTATCAAAAGATTACTTGTTATTTTTTTATATCAGCAAGCAACACAACATTTACTCCTTTTTATCAACAAATTACATAAAAGTGTTTTAATACATTTTCATTGCTTGATTATTAATTTATAAATATAAAGAAAGAAATTGATATAAATGAATGAACAGTTATTAGATTTTATAAAAGAATGCATAAGGAATGATGATATGCATTCTTTTTATATTAAAGCTATTTGGAAAAATAAGCGTATTGAAATTATAAAAAGGGATCATTGTGAATGTCAATCATGCAAGAGAAAAGGAATTATTAATGTTGTTAAGTTTAAAGCTAGAAAGAAAAGCGAAAGGGCATATGTTCATCACATAAAACATTTAAAAGATTATCCAGAATTGGCATTAGAAAATAATAATCTAGAAACATTATGTTTTGATTGTCATGAACAAGAGCATATAGAAGAAAGACATTATTTTGAAAAGAAAAAAGATAGCTATGTGAATGATGAAAAATGGTAATAAAAAGTACCCCCCCATTTAAAAAAATTGCTAAAAAAATGTCCAGACATAGAACGGCGCAGTCACGTGACAAAAGATAAAATTCTCGCACATGTACATGAAGGAGATGAAAATAAAATGAGAATACCAAAAAACAAATTAACAGCAGGACAAACTAAAATTAGAGAATGTCTTGAAAATAATCTAAAAACAAGAAATGTAAAAGGAGAATATTATCAAGATTTAATAGAAGATTATATGTATATGCTTGTTTTAAAAGATAGACTTCAAAAAGATATTGATGAAAACGGAGTAAGAATCACAACATATAATGCTAAGGGATTGCCAGTTGAAAAGAAAAATGATAGTTATGATTTGTTGCTGAAATACAATAAACAAATGATTTCTCTTTTGGAATATTTAGGAATTAATCCAAAAGAAATAGAAATAGGAAGTGATGATGATGAGTTATAATCATGAACTTCCTTTTTTTGTACAAAATTATTTTGATTTAATGGATGAAAGACCTCAGCATTTTTGCGAAGATCAACTAGCATTAAGAAAATTAATTATTAAATCTTTCAAAAATGATGATGTATATGTTGATGAAAAACAAGCTATAAATTATTTTGGTTTATCAAAATATATGGGATTTGAAAGAATTTACGAATGGGAAGAATTTGTGTTAGGACTTCATTTATGTGTTTACTGGAATGATACAGGTTTACCAAGATGGTCCGATTTAATATGTATTATAGGGCGTGGAGCTGGGAAAGATGGGGTTAATATGTAATATATGGCGTGGAGCTGGGAAAGATTGGGTTATTTCATTGGAAGCATTAGCTTTAATAAGTCCATATAATCCAATAAGAGAATATGATGTTGATATATGTGCAAATAATGAAGATCAAGCAACTAGACCTGTTAAAGATTTAATAGCAAATTTTGAAAGAAATAAAAGTAAGATGAAAAAATTCTTTCATTGGACTCAAGAAAGAATAAGAGGATTGCATCGTAACTCTTTTATTAAAGGTCATACAAATAATGCCAAAGGAAAAGATGGATTAAGAAGTGGCGTAGTTATTTTTAATGAATATCATGGTTATGAAAATTATGATAATATAGATGTTTTTACAACCGGACTAGGAAAAAAACCACATCCAAGACGTTCTATTTTTACCACAAATGGGAATGTTGTTGATGGCCCATTAGATGAATTAATAAAAGAGTGTGAAGAAATTCTATATAATGATGCACCAGATAATGGAACGCTCCCATTTATTTGCAGATTAAATAAAAAAGAAGATGTTCACAATGAAGAAAACTGGCATATGGCTAACCCATCACTGATTTATAAGCCATCATTGATGAATGAAATAAGAAAAGAATATTTAGAATGGAAGAAAAACCCAGCTAGACTGCCTGCGTTCATGACGAAGAGAATGAACATAAGAGAGAGCAATAATGAATTACCTGTTACTTCTTGGGAAAATATAGAAAAAACAAAACAAGAGTATGAAGATAATTTAAGAGGAAGGCAGTGTATTTGTGGAATAGATTTTATGAAAACTACGGATTGGGCTTCTGTAAATTTACATTTTAAAAATGAAAACAAACGAATTGACATTAATAAAGCATTGATTTGTATGAACAATCCAGAGATTAATCGTTTGAAATGTCCTTATCAAGACTGGGCTAATAAAGGATATTTAGATTTGGTTTATGATGTTGAAATCAATCCAGATATTATCGTGAATTATATAGAAGAAATGAATTGTATATATAGAATAGAGATGGTTTGTTTAGACAGTTATAGATTTACGATATTAAGAGATAAACTTGAGAAAATAGGTTTTTCTATAGAAAAAAAGAATATTTATCTTGTTAGACCAAGCGACATTATGAGAGTATATCCAATAATTGATAGGTGTTTTACAAACAATTATTTTTACTGGGGTGAGCAACCTGTATTAAGATGGGCAACGCACAATTCAAAATTAGTGAAAGCTAATAAATCAAAACTGGCAGTGAATGGAGAACTCGATGTAGGAAACTATATTATCGGAAAAATTGAAAGAAAAACAAGAAAAAACGATCCTTTTATGGCATTGGTACATTCGATGTGCAAAGAAGATAAATTAAAAGATTTACACAGACCATCGAAAGCAAGAAAACATATAAGAGTTGCTACATTTTAGAGGGGAGGTGAATAAAAATGGCGTTTGAGTTCTTTAAACAACTATTAAGGAAAGAAGCAAAACCTCAAAAAGTAGATATAAATGCTATGTGCTTTAATATAGCATCAGAAATATACATAAGAGAACTAGCTTTTAATCTTGTGAAAAACAAGATAACAAATGCAGTAACGAAATGCAATATTGATGTTTTTAAAAATAATAAAAGAGTGAAAGATGATGAGTGGTATCGTTGGAATATTCAGCCAAACAAAAATCAAAATGCTAATCAATTTTGGAGTAAAATGATTGATAAGCTATACGATACAAATGAAGCGTTAATCATTGTTCAAAACAATGAGTTATTTGTGGCAGACTCATATTCAAAAAAAACTGATACAGTATTGTTTGAACATTCATTTCATCAAGTTACAGTTAATGGATTGACATTCAACAAAACATATTATATGAGTGATGTTTTTTATTTTGAATTAAATTCAAAAAATTTAAAAAGTTTTTTAGATGGCACACTGTCATTATATTCTGGATTAATAAATGCTGCGTATTCAAATTATATCAACAATACAGGTAATAAAGGATTTGTAAAAGTTGATCAATTTGTAGAAAATAAAGATGATTTTGAGGAAACATTTAAAGAAATTATAAATCAAGATTTTAAAACATTTTTTGAAAATGCAAATGCAATTATGCCACTGTATGATGGTTATGCGTATGAAGAGTATAAAAACAATGGATTGAAGGTTTCCTCGAAAGACATAAAAGAAATGTTTGATAGTGTTATAACATTATCAGCAAATGCAGTAGGGATGCCTGTTTCCATAGCAATAGGAAATGTTCAAGACACATCTAAATCAATAGATGAATTTTTAACATTTTGTATTGATCCATTAGTTGAAATGATTGCCCTAGAATTAAATAGAAAATTGTTTACTAAATATCAAATTTTAGATGGAATATATGTCAAATTTGATACAAAAGCAATCAAACATATTGATTTATTGGATGTTCATACTGCGATAGATAAACTTATTTCTAGTGGATTTGCTTGTATAAATGATTTAAGAGAAGTATGTGGATTTACAATAATTGATGAAGATTGGGCGAATCAATTCTTTATGACAAAGAACTATTCTACAATAGAAGAATTAATAAGATCATTGAAAGGAGGTGGGGAAGATGAAAAAGAATAATTTTTATCAATTATCTATAAATGAAGATAGTGCTGAGTTGTTTATTTATGGAGATATTACATCGTATAAATGGTATGAGGATGATGTATGTGCTTATGATCTGTCCAAAGAATTAAAAGAATTGAATGGAAAAGATTTGAAAGTGAGAATTAATTCTTATGGAGGAGAGGTTTCTCAAGGTCTTGCAATTTATAATCTTTTAAGAGATTATAAGGGCAATGTGAAAACTATATGTGATGGTTTTGCATGCAGTGCTGCAAGTGTTGTTTTTATGGCAGGAAAAGAAAGAATTATGAATAAAGCGAGCTTGCTTCTTATTCATAACGCATGGACATATGTTAGTGGAGACGCTAATGAACTAAGAAAACAGGCAGATGATTTAGAAAAAATCACACAACCAAGTATAGAAATTTATAAATCTGTATCTCATCTGACAGAGAGTGAAATCAAAGAAATGATGGATAGAGAAGAATGGATCACCGCTGATGAAGCACTTGATTATGGCTTTGCTACATCAGTGAATGAGATAGAAGCCAAACAGTCATTAAGAGATGAAATGATGACAAAATTAGTTTTAAAAAACAAGAGATTAGAAAAACAAAACTTATTGAATAAACCAGCTGAAACAAAAAAAGGCTGGTTTTTAAAATGTCAAGATGAAGGAGGAGAATAAAATGACATTAGGAATTATTAATCAAAAAAGAACACAAATTATTACTTCAATGGTAGAAGCATTAAGAAATGAAGATGATAAACAATATCAACAAGCCATTATTGATTTAGCAGGAGATATTGAAGAAAATGTAATGCAACAAGCTAGAGAATTAGCTGATGTTAATGATATTCAAGTTTTAGCACAAAGAGGTATAAGACAATTAACATCAAAAGAAAAAGAATACTATGAAAAATTAACAGAAGCATTTAGAAGTAAAAATCCAAAACAAGCACTAGCTGATACAAATTTGATTATGCCAGAAACTATTGTTGATTCTGTTATGGAAGATTTAGAAACAGAACATGAATTATTATCTGCTATCAATTTTGAAAATACAGGTTTTTCGGTTAAATGGCTTGTAAATACAAACGGTTATCAAAAAGCAAAGTGGGGAGAAATTGATGATGAGATTGTAAAAGAAGTAACAAGTGGATTCAAGCAAATGAACATGTCTCAAATGAAGTTGTCTGCATTTATCCCTGTACCAAAATCTATTTTAGATTTAGGTCCTTCATATTTAGATAATTATGTAAGAAAAATATTGATTGAATCTTTAGCTAATGGTCTAGAGTATGGATTAGTTAATAATTTAAACACTGCCGAAGGTCCTATTGCAATGATTGCAGATTTATCAAAAGGAACTGCAAACACAGATACTGAAAGTGTTACATATGCTAAGAAAACTGCTATTAAAGTGAAAGATTTTCAACCTAAAACAGTAGGAAATCTATTATCTAAATTAGCAAAGGATGAAAAAGGTAATTCTCGTATCGTTAAGGATGTTATTATGATTGTTAATCCAACAGACTATTTAACAAAAGTATTCCCTGCTACAACAGTGATGGGTGGAGATGGAACATACAGAAAAGATGTAATGCCATTTCCAATGAAAATCATTCAATCAGCAGCGGTAACAGAAGGAGAGGCAGTCTTAGGTTTAGCATACAGATATTTCGCTGGCGCTGGTATGACAAAAGATGGCAAAATTGAATATTCTGATGACTATCAATTTTTAGAAGATAATAGAGTTTATTTAATTAAACTTTATGCAAATGGCAAACCACTAGACAATAATTCTTTTATTGTTTTAGATATTTCTAAGTTAGAACCTATGACAGTAAGAGTTATGACTGTTCCAGAAACACAAGACTCAACAACTGCATAGATAGAAATATGGAGGTATGAATATGAATGGAGTACCTGATGAATTATTAAAAATAGTCAAATCATATTTAGATATAACATGGATTGATGAATTTAGTGAAAAGAAACTATTGACAATGATTAGAAATTCTATTAGTTATTTTGATTCTAAAAGTGGAATTAAAAATGATTATACAGTTGAGGGGAGAGCGCAATCTCTCCTTTTAATTCGTGTAATGTATGAACGCTCTAAAATATTGCATGAATTTGAAATCAATTATAAAAAAGAAATCATATCTTTTATAAATGATGCAAAGGTGAAAAATTATGCAAAAGAAAATAGAATTGTTTAATGATGGAATCATCAATGTGTTAGATGTTGATGATGGTGTTATAAAAGAAACATTATATAAAAATATTCATTTTGGAAACAGGACTTATGGAGTCAAACGTTTTTTTAAAGCCAAGGATTCTGGCAGTGTCATAGAAAGGCTAATTTCTGTACCAGATAATTTCATGATTTCCAGAGATAATCTAATCGAATTAAAAGAATTTAGAACTGGAGAAACGAAACTATATGAGATAGTTATGTATCAGCCAAAGTATG